TTGCCGTCGAACAGCAGAGTGCCGTCAATCACGATGTCGCGGGGAAACACGGAGGTCACCTGTTGCTGTCCAGACGCATACAGACTGGTGGCCACGTCGGTGGTGTTCGCAGACCAGGGCGAGCGGTTGGGGTTCGGCCAGTTTGTGTAATTGTCCCATGAGTTGGTTAGGATGCTGTCTGACCGCAGAGCCACCCACGTAATGCGCGTCACCATGTTCCGCATGGGGAGCAGCAGATCTGTGTTGGGGCCATACTGGCCCTCCGAGCCAACGAATCCAACTTCCTTGAACATGAAACTCTGGTCTGCCGTGGCGAGCTGGTTCATCTCCATTTCCGTCAGGTAGATGAAGTTGCACTCCAGGTAGGGTTCAGGGTAGAAGTTCGCAAGAATGGGCGTCGTGGGCGTTCCGTCCTGCTTTGACGGTGTCAGGAACTGGCTGATCGGATACGAGCCCGTGGGGCGAATACGCTGTCCATACGTGGGAGAGGTCGGAACCACGTCCAGCACAGTGTAGAGGTAACTCAGGGGGCGCAGCGTGACATTGATGAACACTTCCGTGTTCTGCATGGACACGAGTGGAAGGGCCGACCCCGCCGATTCGCAAAACCAGAAGTGGAGGGGTACAATCAGCTGGCGAGAGCGAATGGAGGGCTCGGGAATGGTCGACCCGGGCAGTATGGGATTTCCAGAGATGTCCAGTGCCGGCGTACTGTATGCCACTGCGTGCGGGTACTGACCCTGCCGGTCAAACGCATTCGCAGGGTCAAACAGTTCAACCACATTGCCAACCATCTTGTCCACGGTCATGCGCTTCGTTTCGTTGAAGGTCAAGTACGAATACAGCTTCAGCCACTCGCCCGGGAGAAGCTGGATGCGCTGACCGTTCATGGTGATTTCGATCGTGTCAATGAGGTTGTATCCAATGTTGGGCACCCACTGGAACTCGTATCCCATGGCCGTGCAGCGCGGGTCGTATCCGGGAGGCGGTGCGCTCGTCAGTGGCACCATCGGAGACCAGATATCCGGAAGCGTGATCACTAGGTAGGTATCGTTAATCAGCTGCGCGTACCGGTCGATGCGCGCAGACAGCTTGCGAGACTGAGCAAAGTCAAAGTTGAGATTCGACGAGGAAAAGTCCACACGAATATGCTCCATGGCAAAGTTCGTGTGGCGTTTGTAGACGTTGCGAAAGTGGGTCATGGACGGATTGCCGTTAATGAGCTCATTTTGAGCCCCCGTGCCGACTAATTGGAGAAGCGCTCCCGGCATTTGTAGTTAAGGAACATCATTGTTTAATACAAAACTTGACCGTTGGTTCCACAGCAGTACGACACGGTCGTCTCGCCGAGACCAGAGCACGTATTGTTTCCGCGGCACGCTGCAGCCACCACGATGTGAACCTGGGCCGCGCCGTTGGCCTTCAGGCTCAGGTACGTGGACGGAATCTTGTTCTTGCCCGCCGGCGGGTCGACCGCATATGTCCTCGCAATGATGCTACGCTTGTGACGTGTCAGGTAGTCCTGTGCCGAGTTGACCTGCATTCTATTTATACAGAGCCAAGAGAATTGATACAATGCGCTTTGCTCTCGTCAGTACTCACGTAGACCAGACAACCGGGTATGCCAAGGTCGCATACAACCTCCTTCGTCAAGTGTCATCCTTGACGCCCAAGGTCAAGACATTCCACTTTGGATTCCAGCGCCATCCCGACCGCAAGAACATCCGCAAGCTCCCCGATGGTGTCGTGGGCTACGATGCGGCTGCCAATGAGGATCCGCGCGAGGAGGGATTTGGCTTCAACAAGATTGCCGAGTACGTGGAGATGGTGCGTCCGGATGTGGTCATGATCTACAATGACCCGCTCATCATCTGCAAGTTTTTGGAGTCAATGAAGTACGACAAGGAGAAGTCGCCCTTCAAGCTGTGGCTGTACGTGGATCAGGTGTATGAGGGTGTTGCCCAGCCTCTCGTGGACCTCATGAACAAGCATGCGGACCGTATCTACTGCTTCACGCAGTCGTGGGCCGACACGTATGCGTCGTATGCGCCCGGTGTCACGCCGCGTGTTCTCGAGCACGGAATCGATGCGGGCGAGTTCACGTTCATGTCTCGCGACCAGCGCCTCAGCCTTCGTAAGGCCCTTAAGATTCCGTCGGATGCCGTCGTGTTTCTGAACGCCAATCGTAACAGTCAGCGCAAGCGCCTCGACCTTATGGTGATGGGCTTCGTGAAGCTGCTGACCATGACCACCGAGCCCGTCCATCTGTTGGTGGTCACTGCCATGAACCCCCAGCAGGGCGCGTACTACGACATTCAGCGCATCTTTATCTCTGAGCTGAAGCGCGCAGGTCTCAAGATCGAGAACTTCACGAGCCGCCTCATGATTGTGGATACGTCTCCGCCGAACACACTGACGGACGCACAGATTAACGAGCTCTACAATCTCTCGGATATTGGCGTGAACACGTCGGATGGCGAAGGCTTTGGACTGTGCCAGCTGGAGCATTTGTACACGGGCGCTCCCCAGGTTGTCACGGACGTGGGCAGTTACCGCGCATTCCTCAACGAGGATGTGACGTACTTTGTGCAGCCGTCAGGCCTCCAGTACTTTTCGGGCTCCATGCCGCTCGGTGGGTCCTCGCCCACATTTGAGCCGGCTGCGATTGCCCAGGGTATGTTCGAGACAATGAAGACACTGGATGCGCGCAAGACCGCACTCAAGACATTCGCATTCAAGAGCTGGTCCAAGGTGTGTGACGGATGGCTCGAGGATCTTCACACGGCCTCGTAACTCGGCTTTCCCTCCAGAATCCACTTGATCTGTGTCTCTGAGATCTTGGCCCCCACACGCAGAAGACGGTTATTGTCTTCGAACGCGACACCGTCGAACACGTCGGCCGTCAGGGGGTCAATCAGGAACAGAATGCCCTTGATGGAGACACGCTGGAGCCGCCGCTGTTTGCGCTCCATGTTGCGAAGGTACGTCGCATCGAGGTCCTCCGTCTTGATATTCGGCTTGAACGCCAGGTCCTCGCCTGCGGCGGTGCTATCGAAGCGCATGCACGAAATGACCGGCTTTTCCTTGGCGTGGAGCTTGCGGTGAATCTCGCAGTCCACTGCGGCCTGCTTCAGCAGAGTCCCGATCTTCTGATTGATTTGGTTCTTCTCGAACGAAATCTCGTACAAGTACTCGTCGGCCGACATGAACGTCTCCACCGGTCCACCGCCCTCGTATCGCTTCATGGCCGTGTCTGCGCGGCGAATGGGTGTAATGTTCGGGAACTCGTTGGATTTGGCCTGCTTGTCCGTGAACACCGACACGTAAAAGATAATACGCACAGTCCTCTCCTCTGTGGGGAGCTTTGCGTGAGAGCAAATACGGATTGCGCGACCAATAACCTGGTCGTGACGCGCGGGCGTCCAGTGCGGCTCCAGAATGTGCACGTGGCGCACATTGGCGAGCGTGATACCCTCTGCGCCAGAGGACGATGCCATCAGCAGACACAGCAGCTTCTTGCCTCGGGCCTCCACACTTGTCTTCAGCGATTCAGGAAAGGCAGCCTCGTACTTGCCGTTGAAGATCTGACGTGTCAGCTCGCGCTCCTCTGCCGACTCCTGTCCGGTATAGAACGTGTACGCAGGTTTCGCAGGGTCCAGGTCTCCTTCAACCCACTGACCATTGGTCTTTGTGATCTTGTACAGCTGCCATCCATTGGCCTCCAGAATAGCGGAAAAGACACCAAGACCTTCGAGCTCGCGGTACTGTGAGTAGACGAACTGGTTGCGGTACTCTGCCTCGCCCACCGAGTCCTTGATGTTCTTCAGCACCTTCAGGAACTTGGGGCTCAGTGTCTCCAGGGCCTTCTCAGACAGGTAGCGACCTGGATTGGCCTTCAGCTTGTAGAAGCGCGAAACTTCAGCGCACTCGAACTGTCACGCGCGATCGGAGTTCCGGCTTACCTTCTCGGAATCGGGATCTCTGGATACAACTACAGCAACGCGACACAAGCCAAGCAAGATCTTTACCTTCTCGGAGCCAAGCTCTACATGGACTGTATCCAAGAGACCCTCAGCGGAATAGACATCCTTCCGCGTAACAGGTTCGTGGAATTTGACACCGAAGATCTGATAGCAGATGTTGAG